CTGAGCCAATAATCTTATACTTAGATTTGTCTAGCGATTCATCTTCTAGAATATCTGCTAAAGCACTAATTACTAGGTCACTTGCAAAACCTTGGACAGGTGTATTAATAGCTTGTCTTTCAGCTTCACTAACATCCTTCCAATTTCTGCTTTTAAGGTTAGGTAAGAATCTCTTACGTCCAATAGGGCTATAAGTATATCCATACTTCTTAGCATAGTCTACAAACTTCTTATGCATGTCTAGTAGCCTTGGATATGAGTTAAAGAAATCATCTCGAATATCTTCAGCTTCTTCTAAAGTAATTTCCATACCATAGCCTTTAGCATACTCCTGGTAAGTCTTAGCTGACATACCGTATAACAAACCAAAGTTCGCAGATTTCGCTTCCGTACGCCATCTCTTAGCTTCCTGGTCATCTTTAGGTTTCTTACCACCTTTAATTAATTCCATTGTCTTTTGGTGTAAGTCACTACCTGATTGATAAGCATGTATCATGTTTTCATCTTCAGAAAAGATACTAGCTACACGCAACTCAGCTTGTGACATGTCCACTTCAATGAATTTCCTACCTTTAGGACATGTAATTACATTCCTAAGTGTTGACTCCTGGGGCACCTGTTGGATGTTAGGATTCTTACAAGTAGTCCTTCCAGTGTCTGCAGTAATGTTAAAGCTTGGATGTAGCTTACCATCATATTGTGATAACTCTTCCCACAGATTCACAAATTGTAACTGTTTAGTAAGCTTATTATATCTAAGTAAAACATCTAATATTTCATGTTTACCTTCTTTAGACCATTCTTCTAATTGTGATTGATTAATTTGTGGTTGTCCACCTTTAGTCATGTGTTTAGTCTCCCAACCTAACACCTCACAGAATAGTCTTACTTTTTGTTGAGTTGAGTTAAAGTTGTCTACTTCAGCTTCTTTTACAATGTCAAAACTGTATAGCTCTTTTTCAACTTCTTTTAACTCTTTCTCTATTGTAGCTTTGGTCTCTCCCAATAAACCAAAGTCTATTGTAACCCCTTCTTTTTCTACCTCTATATAGGCATTATAAGCTCTTACTTCATGTCTATAGACCTTAAGTAGCTTATAAGCTTTAACTTTAGGATATAGGTAATTATAGAGTCTGAATCCATATACAGTATCCCCCATACCATAATTAATAAGAGTCATTCTTCTTTCTTCCAAGACACGCTCAGACACTTTAGAGTAGTAATCAAGTACCTTATCATAATCAGTACCATCATCTACAAACTTAATAAGCATCTGTGGTTTATCTAGGAATAGGCTACCTTCCAAGTCTTTATATAGAGCTTCAATCATTTTGTTATATGGTGTAAGTTTCTTAAGCTCAGTATTTTCTAAAGCCCACTCTTTAAGTTCTTTCTTAACACTAGCTACAGTTACCTTTTTATTAGACTTCTTAGTTTCCTTATCAATATCATAGTCAATACCAAAGTATTTCTTAACAAGGTACTTAAGTTTAAGTTTAGGTTCTGTAAGCATGTGAGCTAGAATCTGAGTATCCCCAAACAATTTAAGAGCTATACCACACTTTTTGAAGAAGAATAAGCTATCAAACTTACCACCATGAGTAATAATTTTGAATTGGTTTAAGAACTTAGCAATAGCTTTAAGCTCACTGTAGTTACCATCCACCCAAAGTACATAAGTGTTTTCACTCTCATCTGTAATTTGGATTGACTTAATTTCATCAGTGATATTATTGAGTCCTGTAGTTTCAATATCAACATAGATTTTCTTATTATTACTAAGGTCAATCGTCATACCACTCTCAAAACGCTCTAATTCGCCTTCTGGTGGCTTGTAAAACGTTTCTAGGGTTGTTGTATAGGTAGGTTGTTTAACACGCTTAGAACGCTTCTTAGAGCTTCTGAGAGCCTTTGACTTTTTTGGCTTTGATTCTTCTTCCTTAACTTCTTCTTCAGCTATAGTATCTTTTTTCTTTTTAGACTTCTTAGCCTTTTTCTTTTTCAATCTCTCCTTACGAGTATTGATTGGTTTATCAGGTTTATCCTCTGAATATTCCCCACCAAAATCATCATCAAGATTCAATGTCATTTTAAGACTATCATCAATTCTGATAGTTCCTTCAGAACCCATGTGATTACGGAAACGGTTAAACATCTTAACCTTCCTTACAACAGTTCGTCTAGGAGGTTGTAGCATAATTAAAGATTCATACCATCCTTCAAAGAATCCTGAACCATTAATATCACTTGTAGATAAATCAGAAGAGCCATCTGTTTTTCTTGTATGGTGAACAAGGATAATACTACACCCAGTCTCTTTTCTAAGCTCTGTAAGAGTCCTTAACTTAGGTGTAACATCTACTTGATGGTTCATATTACCACTACCAAATAAGAGGTATAGAGGGTCAACTACAAGCATCTTGATATTGTTTTCAATGATAGTACGTTTAAGAACTTCAATGTTATCAAGGTTAATGCTTGATTGGACATAATAGATTGGTAAGTCTGTAGTTCCTGCAATGTTCATCAATTTTGATTTTTCTGCAACTAAACTGTTTTCGCCTTGCAAGATAAGTACACCACCCTGAATAACCTTACGACCATCAAAGGGTTTACCACTAGCTACAGCTACAGCCATGTTAGTAATTAGAGTAGACTTGTAGCTTTTAGGAGGTGCTACAATTAACCCTACTGAGTCATACTCCCAAAGACCTTCAATGAGCCATTCTTCACCATGCTCACCTTCTTTAACATCATTAATACCAATGATATGTACTTCATCTTCAGAAATATTAACTGAACTACTAACTTTCTTTCTACGTTTAGTCTTTGACTTAATTCTTAAGAGAACCTTATCAATTTCATCTCTATCCCACTTGTCTTGGTCTGTAGACATAACTACAAACTTAACTTCAGAAGACTTAGCACCTTGCTCATATAGAGCTTTAGCAATAGCGTATACATAAGCACTACGGTCAGTAATTTCTCTTTCTACAAGAGGTTTTACTTCATATTTTTTGTAAAGCTCTTCCAGGTCATAGTCCTTATTAGGTATTCTTTTACTCTTGACCTTCTTCTTTTTAGTGCCTTTTTTGTATTTATCATATTCAAGAATTTCAAAAATATCTTGTCTACGGTAAACAACACCATCACCTTTAGGCTCTGATACCTCTTGTGGTGTAGCATACTTATGGTTAACTGTAGTTGGAATCCTATACAAGTGAACAATATCACTAGCAGAATCAAACTTAAATTTTTTAACCATAGCATGGGCTAACACTTCATAGTCTTTAGGAGCGATTACTTTATCACTTATCCAAAGACCTTGGTACTTATTAGGGCTTGTTTCCCAATAATAACTAGGTTGAAACTCTTTAGGGATTTCAGCACCATCAATATCAGCTACAAGAAATCTAGTAGGTTTGGCATTTTCAAGTAATCTATCATCACCATCAATAGGAGCATAACACATGAATACATTGTAATCATCCTTGTATTCTGTGATAAACTCATCAATTTCACCTAGAGTGATAGTACCATTGTTAAACTGCCCACTTGATGCCAAGAGACCTACATGGATTTCATCTTCCTTACTAAAGTTTAGAGATAGTACATCCTTAAATTTTTTATCTAATGGCATCCTAACACCTCTATCCTTCCTTAACTAACAAGCTTTCAATAAAGTCATTTGAAGCTTCTTCTTTAGTAGCATCAACAACTAAACCTAAGTCATATTCAAAAAACCAACAATGATTATTTAAGATAACATCTGTACTTACTCTAAAGAAACTCCAAGCATCATGTAGTCTTCCATCCTTATCTTTACTAATAAAGATAATGTCTTTATCAGTACCATATACCAAGATACCAAACAAAGAATGATAAAGATTCCTTACATATTTAGCTTTGTACTTCTTACCATAAATTTCTACAGTAAGTGGGTACTCATCAATAACATCAGTAGAACCAAAACCACCTATGCGCTCTGTAGTTACTTCATCACCTGCAGTAATAACATTATGAAAAATACCTTGTGCAATAGCATCACCTTTAGCAATAGTAACAGTTTCATCAGATACATTTTTAAGCATGATTCCAATGTTATTACCAGTAGCATGATAGTCAGCATCAATGATACCTACACCAAGTGGATTCATAAGACCTTTTCTTACAAAGCTAGACCGTCCATAGATACCAAGCCATAAATCATCTGAAAACTCACATGACACACCTGAATCAATAGCAATAGTCCCACCTGGTTCAATCTTATAATCTTCAGGAGATACAAAGTCATACCCAACAGAATTTTTTGTAGCACGCACAGGAAGCAGTCTATCGTCCTTTGTATGCCATTTAATAGAAGTCATTGATATAATCCTCCACAAGTGACTTAATCTTGATTACAAGCTGTTTCTGAGCGTCTGGTGACACTACATGTAATCTACTAGCATAATATAGAATTACCATCTGTGTAATATCCATATCTTGATAATCAATTACTTGTGGCACTGTGTAAGTAAAGCCACTTGGTCTTTCATAATTTTTATTTAAGCTAATACGTTTACACAAGAACTCAATAGCTTTCTCTAGGTCTTGCTTACCACCCTTATACTTATGTCTCCACACATACTTAACGGCTGTAGCTATAAAGTAATCAAGCTCATACTTAGCAATAAAATCCCAACACTCTACATTGTTAGCATTATAGCGTTGTGGGTTATGTACTTCAGAATCAGAATTTTTTTCTTCTCCTTTTTCAAGAATAACTACTTTATTACCTTTAGACATGTTAAATAATTTAGAAGTATTAAGTGGTTGATAAACTACATGATATTCTTGAATGTCTACACATTCCAAAGGTTCATTACTATATCCAGGTTCATCTACACGGAAGATGTCCCCTACTTTTAATTCATTAGCTTGCATTTAGAAACTCCCTTCAATAAGAAATTCTTCTTCAGTAACACCTGCAATTTCAGCAAGTTTTTTGATGGAAGCATCAGAAGCAAGTTTTTTCTGATTGATGTAGTTTTGGATTGTAGTGTGACTTACACCTAAAGCTTTAGCAAGCTTTAACTGAGTCCATCCTTGGACATATAAGAGCTTAGAGATGTTGTAAGCAATAGCTTGCATTTTTTCATCTTTACTCTTCATCATCCTCTTCTTCCTCTTCTTCGTCCTCGTCTTCTTCCTCATCATCATCTTCAAGGTCGTCTTCATCACCAATAGGAAGGTAATCTTTAATTTCTTTAAACTTAGGATTCCCCTCTTGTGGTGCTACTTCAACATTGAGTGATTCACCAATAAGGTCTTCAGAATCAATCTCATCTACAGTAACATCAAAGTCTTCAAAACCAACAGCACGAACCATACTTTGGAACAACTGGCCTGAGATGTAGTTATCAAAGAAATTGCTTGACATAGTCAATGACTTACCTACAAAGGTTACTTGTGTAGCAGGTTTTTTGTCTTTACCAAGTTTTACACGTTTGATTTTAGTAATTTTTACTTCATGGATACCATCCTTGATACCCTCAGCGTTTTCAAATTTGATTTTCATTGTTATTCTCCTTTAGATTTTTTAGATTTTTTTGTTTTAACTGTCTGAGCAGATGAGTTTTCAGTCACTCCTAGGACTTTATTAATATCACTCCATGTAGGATTGATGAGCTTATCAGGAACAGAATTTTTTTCAGGTGTACGCACCTTAAGAGTGTAGATATTAGAATCACTAAGTTGGATTCCATAATAAGTAATTTTTTTAGGCTTACCATCAATTTTTTCTTTTTTCTGATATGTACGAGCATTAGCTACAAGAGAACAGGAAGCTAGCAAATAATCACGAATAGAACCTTGTAAGTCTGCTGTGATAATTTTAGGAAGGTCTTCATCCTCATCTTCAAGATTAATTTGTTTCTCTTGGCAGATAACATAAATATTTTTACCTGCATTTGCAAAACGAACCAATCTATCAATGACTGAAATCATCTCTTCCTTTGCATAACCATATAGTTGTAAGGTCATGCGTTTAGCTTTCTTATCGTTTTCAATAAGATAGTCATATAGGAATTGTTGGATTTTAGTTAAATGGTCAATAGCAAAGCTATCATAATTTTTTACCTCATCCAACACTTCCAAGAAATCTTCCCAGGATTCCACTGTAGCTACATCAACTGTCTGACCTGATTCAGCTACATCATTAATAATTGTAGACAAACCATTGTCAGCATCAGCAACTAAAATTTTTCCTGGCATAGATGAAATTAGTTTGGTCTTACCTTTGCCAGGCATACCATAAATGGTAGTAAGATTATGTGGTTTAATCTCACTAAGTTTTTTCAACTTAACCATGTGTTTACTCCTTTAAAATTTTTTACCCAAAAGGTAATGACAGCCAAGGGAGTTGAACCCCTGTAGCACATAAGACAAATGAAATGTACGCATGTAACGTTATGAAATAAAGAAAGGTAAAATTAATTTTTAGAACAGTGTGTGCTTTAACCTTTGCTGTCTCAATAGGGCTTAAAGCCCTTAAATTATTTTTTGAAATTTTTTCTGTAGTGCTTATCAATTAATGCACTACGTTTGTTGTTTGTAGCTGTATTATTAAACCCTGCTAGATTCCATGCTACAATAACTAGGAAACCTAGAGCTAAACAATACACTGGATGTGCAATGATATACCTAATAATATCCATTATTTCACCTCTTTCACTTTAACGCCTTCACAGTCGAACACCCATCCGAAATTAGCTTCTTCTAGCTTATAACCATGTATCCAAGCTTCTGCAAATTTTTCTTGATTTTTATAGTTCTCAAAAAATTTTTTCATTAAATCTTTGATTTCTCCACTGCCAATAACTATTTTAAAAGCACCGATTAGTGTATAATTTTTTTCTTTCATGAATTCTAAGTAATCAGCTACCTTGTCAGGTAATGTAACTAAATTTTTTTCTTCCATGATTGTCTCCTTTATGTTTTATCTTAATACCCTTTTATTGTATCACTAAGAGTTGCAAAATGCAACCCTAAACTAAAAATTTTTTCTAAATTCCTTTAAAAAGTGTTGTAATTCCAATTCCTAAAGCTTCAGCGATATTTTTTATTTTCACTAAAGTAGGATTTATATTTTGACTTTTCATGTTTGATATGTGGTTAGGTGACTTACCTAACTTAATAGATAATTTTGTAATTGTAGTTCCTCTACGATTACACATATCTATTACATTCTCCCAAAATTTTTTTACTGATTCCTCATCACCTAAATATTCTCTACCCAATCAAAAACCTCCAATCAAAATTTTTTAAAATACATGTATATCAAATACACAAATAAGAACAATCCTAATTCTGAAATCCAATCAATTAGTTCATCTTTATCATCAATCAATGCCAATTCCAAAGCTAGAAATATCAAAGCAAGCATCACATACTTATTAATTATCATCATCAATTCCTGTAATCTTGATTCTATTTTCTTCTTCAAAACCATGCACAAGTTCATCCATGTAAGGTGTGCCATAATCAGATTTTTTGAATATATTATAATCAGGATGATTGATAATAATTTCAATCGTAGAAAGAAAATCCTCAACTACTTTGTTTACAATCCTTTCATTATAGTTGATTTTGAACTGATGGAAGTGATAACCTCTACCAACAATTTTTTCTTGTGGGTTCATACAGTCATAGACAAAACCCTGAACATTGTAACCAAGAATTTCTTTCATGACATACATGTAGACATTACATTGAAGCTCTAGTCTTAAGTTCTCAAAGCGTGGTTTATTACTGTATGTCTTATAGTCAACTAACCATATACCACCGTCAGGGTCAACAACTACAGCGTCTATATAGCCTTGGAAGTGTTGTCCTGGGAGATATTCTGATAAATCCCATTCAATTTTCTTTTCAGTCTCTATGACTGTACCTATTGACTCTACACCATTGTAATGATTAAGGTATTTCTCAGCTACACGGATTCCGTCAGCTACACCCTTATCAGACAAGCCTTCTTTATTTGCCCAAGTATCAATGGACAATAGAATACTATGTAGACTAACACCATTACCAATACACTCTAAAATGTGGTGTAGTGTAGTTCCTCGGTCTAATGCGTCCTGCCAAGGACTAGGCTTGGATAGACCTTTAATGTAATGACAATAGAAATCCCAAGGGCTTTCAAGCCACTTATTAACCCTACTAACTGACCATGTATTCCCACAAGGTAACTCGTCAGGAACATCAACTACATTATCACGATAGAAATCTAGTTTCAATACTCTTTGTAGCTTCCTAAAGTTTTTAGTCTTGCTTGTCAACCCTCGTTGTTTCCATTGGGTGACACTACTAGCACTAACACCTAATGCCTTAGCAAAGACTTTGTTTGTAAGACTATACTTATTCATATAGTCCCTGACTTGCTTTGCTTTGATAGTTTCAAAAGTCATTTATTGTAACTCCTTATTAAATTATAGCTATTAATATAGCTTATGACACCTAGACCCCTGACAGTCTAGTGCTAGCCTATTCTAGTGTGTCTTAAACCCCTTTAAAAGGGCTTGTAATCAATCCTAGACCCTTGGTAGTGTATTACTACTTAAGTCATGCTTAACGCTCTCAAAAGCCTTTTTATGAGCAATATGAGACTGCTCCCATGCTCTTGCTGATTCTTCCCAACTAGGGCGATAAGGTGCGTGATACAACTCTTTATTTTCTTGTTTTTTAAATAGATTAAGCATTTTCTTACTCCTTATTGTGCATTAAATCTTTGTACCATACTTTTGTTTACTGTGATTACTAAACTACAGCCTTTAACCTCTTCTTCTGTAGCTTTAGTAATATTCTTAATATCATATCTTGACACTTGACTAAATTGCTCTATGTAATAGAGCATAGACATCCTATTGTGTACTGTTACACGCTTGTATTCTGTCTTAAGGTGAAATTTATCACCATTTACTAAATTAATAATAAAATCGACCATAATCAACACCTACAATCAACAAAGCCATAGAACCCAACACAATACAACCAACCATTTCATCTACTCCTTATCTATTTATAAACTATAGATAGTCCTCTAATTCAACTACATATATATCATTAAGCTGTGGGAAAAGCTTTTTAGCTTCCACCTCAGCTTTCTTATAACTCACAAACTGCCCAAACATAAGGACACCATGAGACTTACTTTTAATTACAAATTCCATATCAAATAATTTTAGTAATGATTTCACCTGTGCCAAAGTCTGCTGTCAATTCAAAAGAGTCTCTAGAGGGACGGTAACTAGCAAAGAATGGAAGACCCATTAAGTTAAATATTTTACAGATTCCGTCACGGTCTGACTTACTTTGTCCGTAAAAATCTTTAACAATATATTCATCATTCATGTCTTTACCTACATGCAGGATGAGAGTACCCCAATGAGATAGACATAATTCACCACTTTGTGAGTAAGTAATTTCCCATTGACTTTGAAGCTCACTCACATAACCATTACCAAAATTAAAGCGACCGTTTTTGTTTGCATAACCTTTTTCAAGTGCTTTATTGTATAGTTTTTCAAGTTGTTTTGACATTTTTAATTCTCCTTAATAAGTTTTTCAATTATATCTGCTGTTTCTTCTTTTGTATTTACCTTATATAGTTTACCTTTGTTATACATACCTGAGTATGTATCCCAAAATTTACTACTTAGGATGAAGGATAGTCTACCTAAAATATATGTATAGGTGCTATTCTTTGGTAGCGTACAAATAGGCTTTCCTGTACCTCCCACAAGGTAGATACAAGCCTTTTTCTTGTAAATAACCAATTTTAGCATTTTATTTCTCCTTATTTTATTTACTTAAAAAATTTACTAGTTCTTTGATGAAAATATCTTTGTCTTCAAAACAAAAGATTTTAATACCATTGACCCATAATTTGAAAACAGAACCCTCTACGTCCTTTAATACATCCATTAATTTAGGATAAGACATCACATTATTATCTGTAAATAATAATGTATCAAATCCTTTGATAACTTTGATATTATCTTTAATATTTACTTTGATAACATCTTTACCATTAAGTTTTCTCATTTTAGTACCTTCTTTATTCCTTATTTCTGTAAGGCTCTTAAGTACCTTACACATATATGATACACTATAATGTATCTATTTGTCAAGCAAAATCAACAAATATTTTTAAAAATATCAATTTTTGCTGATTTCAATTCTAAAATCAAGTCAAATCTGATAGCATTGATTCGCTTTAACATTTCATCTGTCTTGTCTGTTCAGTGTAACCGTTGTTCTCAAGTTACCAAAGCATATAAAGTTAAATAACATTGTAGCTTGATTTTGGCTTGTCTCACTAGCTCTATGCCTATTAACACAAATAGGGTAGTTACTAGATTGTTGATAGCTCCTTAGATAGCTAATCTAATATACCCCCTTACCACTTGCAAGATAAGAGTTAGGCTTTTACCTAAAGGGGCTTATTTATGCTTTTGCATTGTCACGAGCTTGTTCAAACTCGCTTTCTTTAATTTCTTGATAGCCTTGTGAGAGTTTGCTATTGTAAATCTCACGTACTTTCTTTTGAGTCACTTCCGTAAGAACTCGGTAGCAACAATTATCTGGGCTACACACAGAACTAGCTGACCACCCTTTGACTAGGGTATTGTTTTTAATATCAACGAGAACAAACAATTTGCTACCGTAGATATTATATTTTGAAATATAAAGTTCTGCTGAGTTGTAATCGAATTTCAAGTTTGTCATTTTAGTTTACCTTTGAGAACCTTTGTTCTCCCTTTCTTTATTCATAAGTCATTAACTAACTTACACTAACTATTATACAGTATTCTGTAACAATGTCAATAGGTTTTTTGAAAAAAGTTTAAAATTTATTTTATGACCTTTTTGATTTTGTTTTTTGTTTTCGGTTTTTGGTTAGTGTATTTATAGTAGATTAATGTAGCTAGGGAGTGACCCCCACAGGGTCATGACCCCTTGTAGCTTATCAACTCCCAACAAAAACACTATACAATATAAGATACAGTTTAAGTGTATAGACTCGCTAACGCTCGCCCATACATTAAACAGTATCTTATTAGTCAACATTATTTATTAACCTTATATAGTAGAGAATAGTAAGCATATATCAGTATAAGCTAATATAAGAGCGTATAAGCAAGGATAATCATAAGTAGGTATGATAAGACTATTAACGTATTATAGACGATTAGAGAGGCTAATAGAGGGGTATATGAACGTGCTATGATTATAGATTAGTAAGTGTAGGATAGATATGATAATGATTAGATAGACAGTATAAGAGGATAAGGAACAATAGGATAATGATAAAGGTAGAGGATTTAGGATACAAAGATATAGTATAAAAGTAGGAAGATAACACCAAAAAGAGTGCAATGCACGCACTTCATAGAGTCATAGACATGCAACCCTAGAGACAATGAAATGATGATAGGAAAACATACTATATAATATACTGTATTATCAATTAATCATTAATACCACTGCTTAAATTGGTATAGTCTGTACTCTATCAATGCTCGTAGCTTATCAACTCAAACAATAGACAATCCCTTTAGTATCAACGTGTTTCACTGATTAAGACCATTCCTTTATATTTCTGGAAAATTATGATTTTTCGGAAAGATGTTGGTTGGTAAGCTACAGAATGCTTTAAAATAAAGGGTTTGTATATATACTAGGTATTTTTGGACTTTCACGCTCAGAGCGTTTGGGGCGTACTATATCAAGTCATTTTATTTTTGCAACCTCAACCTAATTGCAACCCTTTATAATTTTTATGTACTTCACTTATTGCAACCCTATATTTTTCTATAAATTTTAACTGTTGCAACCCAATATATGGTATAATAGTAACTGTCAATCAATACTAATTACTAGGAGGAATACAAGATGATTGAACTACAGATAGCAGGTTTAAAAGCTAATATTGAAGCTAAATTGGAAGCTATTAGGATGAGTAACCCTTTATATTACCATCAGTTTAAGAAGAGATATAATGAGTTATTGAAGAAGTATAAGACTAATGACTACTTAGAAGATATGTGGGTAGAGTTAGAGGAATTACTAGGAGCTGTAGATGATGTATTAAGGGGGGCTGACTAATGGATAATAATAATAATGTTGAGAAAGCATGGGTAAGGTTCTTTCCACAACAAAGTAAGTTTAATGGAATATCAACTAAAGGACATCACTTAGGTTGGGGTAAGTATTTAGGTACTCTAGCTATTATGATTGACTACTTAAAGGCTTGTGGTCTTGATGAAGAGTATGAAAAATACCGTTCTGTAGTTAAGGATAGATGGGATAGATGGGATAGACTTAGTCAAAAAGAGATTAATGAAATGAAAAAAGAAGTATTAAGTTTACTTCCTGTAGATGTACAAAGGAAGTTTACTATTCGTCCAGGAGTATATACTAAGTAGGAGGTGTTTTAAGGTGTCTAAGAAGCTTTCTAAGGATGATGTACTAGCTATGGGTAGATATATACCACTGATGCTAGAAGACTTAAGAGAAGAGAAATCAGAGCGTTATACACAGCTACAGGTTAAGTGGGACTTGTATAACAAAAATGGATGTATGGGTTATGACATCACTAATTTGTATTTATTGTGTAAAGAACAGCTTAGTGATGCTAAGAAAGTTAAGTATCCATAAATAAATGTTGACTCTGTAGCTTAATTGGTTTATACTACTTGTGTAGGCGATAATGTTGAAAATTCATATTAGTTTACTCCATAGAATTAAAACTTTGTGATGGGAATAAGAGATGTTGCTTGACATCTCTTTTTCTTATGCTATAATTAATTTACGGTAGTTGAAGGAAAGCCATTTTAAATGCCTTTAAGTTAATTTTTCTGTTGAATTGGGTTTAAGTATTGACTTAGACCCTTTTTTGATGTATTATACTTATATGCACTAGACATAGTGCAAATATAAAGTAGAAGTGATGGTTTAAGCATCAACACTGGCATTTTATATCAACTTTAATATCTATTCTTGATAATAAAGTCTCCTTATTCATGTTAAAAAAGTACAGACATCCAACACTGTGCTTTTTTTGTATTTAGGTGTTGACTTATTTAGGATAATAGGTTATACTATATATGCTTAATCAAAACCTAAGAAGCACATTTGTCTCTGAGTGTGCTTCTTTTTTTTGTGTTTTCTATTGCTTTTTATAAATTTATGGTTTATAATTGTGAATATAGAAAAATTTAATAGAGATTGAACTACAGAGTTCAGAGGTTTGATAAAGCACTTAACAATTTACCTTCAAGTAGGCTTGGAAAAATTGGTGACGGAGGTTTGCTACTGCTCCGTATCAGAGACACTGTAGCTAAGGAGGAATAACTTGATAGAGAATAAGCTATGATACCTAAGTAGTAATAGCTACAAGGGGGTAACATTATAGTGAATATCTAAAAAGCTTCTTCCAGCGACTAGTGGCAACTAGTTAAGGGAATTAACCCTATAAAATCATCTCTAAGGTGTGTCAAAAGCACTCCCACCTAGTGGGTCTGACAGATGGTGAAATGCTATGACTTGAAAGTCTGCAGTGTGAGTAGGCTAAGTATTTATTACTTAGTATGAACAATATCTCCAACTGAACACAACTATTAATTGTGTTTTAGGAAATTGACCAGTCCTAATTAATCAGCTACGTCGATTGTTCTCAGAAGTAGGTTTGTAAATTTACAGATATCATGCTTGAAGGAGTCTGTAAATCCTATTCTCACACGAAGTAATTACATAATTGCCTTGGGGGGGGG